TTAAAACTAATGAAGCAGTTGTATCAAACAGGTAACTGACAACACTTTTATTAACTGGAACATAAGCAGCACCATTGTAAACTTCTAAGGCATCTATGTCTTGACGATAGGTAACCATTCCATCTGTCGGTGTAGGAATAGCAGATGAACGTGCAGCACTTGTTGCAAAGTTCATAACTGACTGATCCATTAGATAGTCGTTTACGTCTTGAGCAGTTAAGACTTCACCTGCAACGAACGTCTTTTTGCCAGCCATTGTTTTACTCCTGTGTTGTTTCTACGTCTAAGTTTAGTGGGTTATGCTGCTTCATAAGTTAAAGAAACCAATAAAGAAGTTCCGTTAGCTGCTGGATAAGTATTGTCAAAATTGACCACACTTGCAATCGTTGTACTGCCAGCCAAATAAACTTGCAACATTTTTCCAGTTACATTGTTTTCACGACCAGCACCAACGGCAGCGAAAGTGTTTATAGCAGTCACAGGCAAAGTAAAAGAGATGCTTCCTGATCCTGTTCCATTAGTGACAATACTCAACACTGCTCTAAGATGAACAGTTTTACCAACTCTTGTAAAAACGCCAGCACCTGATTTTGTTGTGATAGTCCCAGCAGATGATGAAACAGTTGGAGTCCATGCTGTGTAAGCATTTCCAGTTGTTCCTAATAGAAAACTTTCAACGGCTTCAATTGCATCATTAGCGTTTGTGTGTTGTCCAGAGTGAGCTGGAGCATTAAGAGAATCAGTTGGTGTTGGATTAGCAAAATTATCCACGCTTGATGGAAAGCTTGTAGGCATTCGATTTCCTTTTAACTAGACACTGGCGATACCAACAGTGCCACCGACTACGTTCTTTGATTCTTCCGTTCCATCGTATCTTACAATAGGCGAATCGTAGGTTGAATTTACTGCATCGTATAACGGCAAACCACCACCAAGAACACCATAAATAGGATGATCAAGAATGAATGGGAACTTGCGAAATGAACCAAAGTCATAAGTAATTTTATGAAAGTCAATGCCAATAGTTTCTTTAATGCCTTGCACGATTCCGTATTGCTCAAACGGTTCACCAATGCCATTAGGGGTAAACACGATTTTATAAACATCTTGCAGTTCTATGTTTAACAGTTCGCCCTGTTGTTGCGGAGTTTTATCATGCAAATTGACTTCAACGCTACTAATCCGTAGATCTGGTTCATCATAAACACCTAGCAAATAAACAGCTAAGTCTGCCGCTTCCTGATCGCTAGTCAGCAACAGCCCATCAAGAGATAAAGTTTGCACACCGTAGAGTGCTTGCGAGTTTGGAGAGTCAGCTGTTTGTGGCAGTCCACCTTCACGAGTAACTGTAATACGGTTATAAAGATTTTCTGAACCGTACACAACTTGGATGTCGCTGTAACCTACATACTGAGCTTCTGGTTCTACTTCTGTTTGAGTGCCGTCACTGAATACTAAAGAATCTTGCAATGGTGGAGCGACAATGCGATCTTGAAATACAAGTGCGCCGTCTTTAGAAATGAATAACTGACCAACTTCTGTTTCAGCAATCAGTTGTAGGTACTGTAAAACATTTGTATTCTCTGGAACTGTATCTGCTTGCAGAGTTCTCTTGCCTTCTTCAATGATTCTCTTACCGCTAGGCCATGCGACTTCTGGTCTATTAAGAATTTTAATAACACGTTCACCAGAATTTTCTTGCACGTTTGTAAACTCACTAAGCTGCGTAGCTGTAAGTTGTATAAAACCATCCACAGCTGAAACTGTGGCAAATGATTTATTCCCTAGTTGGTATTCCAAATCCCAGTCATCTATAAAGCCTGAAAACTGGCGAATGCCATTTGTACTGATAGCAACTTCTTTTCGTGGAACAATTTGCGTGAAGTACGGGCCATCAGCATAGAACGGGTCAAACGCTCTATCGTCATTGTGAAGCGTTATAGATGCGTTGCCTGCCGTGTATTTATCTAGTTCGTTTGACTTGCCACGAGAAATAGAAACAGAAGCAACATGGCTAGTAACATCAACCAAAATATCGCCACCAAGAATATAAGGAGCATTAAGAACACCACGCACTGTGTCATCAAGCGTAAAAAATGAACCGCCTGAATCAGACAAGTCGAACGAAATAAAAACTTGAGTTTGTGGATTAGCCATTTACGCGCTCGCAAAGACCGGGCCACTGGTGCGCTCATATCTTTTTATTGCATCCACAATTTCACGACCAATTGAAGTGCCGTCAGCACCCATACCTGCATTTACAGTTACGTTAATTGTGTTGCCCATGCCTGCGTTACGACCTGATAAAGGAATGACAGCTTCAGGTCCGGCTTCACCAATCAGTGCAAGCGTTGGCCCAGTGACGATGCCACCCTTTGCCATTTTAGGAACTTCTACGCCCAATGAGTTTGCTAAGTCAGTAATAACTTTACGTTCTGCATCAGTAATCTTTGAGCCACCAGTAGATTTAGCACCCTTGTATTGCTTTAGTTTGGCAGCCACTTGTTGAATTGCTTTAGTGTTTACAATTTGTCCAGAAGCATTTATGGTGAATCCATTTTTAGCAATAGCTTCTTTAACACCATCTACTAATGATTGACCAGCTGTGATGCCTGCTTGATAGAACTGAGTTGCCGCAGATGTACCAACTGAATCAGCTACTGATTGAGTTGCGGTGATTAAAGTATTGACTTGATCTACAACAGTCGCGCCACCAGCAATAATTTCATCAGCAATCTTTGTTCCAGCATCTGCTCCTGCAGCTAAAACTTGACCAATCGCAGTTTGAGATAGTCCCATTGCTAGAAGCTGTTTAACTTTATTTCCAAAGTCAGCAGCTTTAGTTGCTTGCGCAGTTAAGTTTTGTAGGAAAGTTCCTGTTTCAGCCGTAGCAGCTGCTCCAAAATCTATGATTCCACTTATAACAGTTGAAACGCCTGTTTTAAAATCTGCGTATGCTTGTTTAGCATTTGCAAGAATTTCATTGTTACGAGCTAGAGCTGTGCCTAATTTAGCCATTTCTTTTTGTGCAGCTTTGCCAGCTTTGCTCAAGCCAACAACGGCAGTTGTAAGTTTATTTGTATTGGAAGTAGCAGTACCAGTTGCAGTGCCAGTAGCACCGCTAGTAGCACCCGGAATTGAACCAAGAGTTACGTCTTTGTACTGATTAGCAAGAACGCCGTCTGGTGGAACAACAATCTGTGGCAGACCCTCGACCTTTGCAGTATAGGTGTCAAGAACTTTATTAACTCCAACAAATGCAAGAGCGATAGCACCTGCAGCAGCAGCAGCTCCAGCAGCACCAGCAATAACAGAAGTTCCACCAGAAGCAAAAGCCATAGCAGTAGCAGCAAGAATAGCTGTGGTTTGCAAAACTTGATAAACCTTTATTATCGCTTGAATCACTTTTACAATCGCACCTGCAGCAGCAACTACTTTAGCCACAGCCCAAATGCCAACTAAAGCTGCTCCAAAGATAAGCAATTGTTTTGAGTAACTAACCACAGTTTGAATTACTGCTCTTACGTTTTGTCCCCAGTTGTATGCAGCTTGTTGCGATTGACTAAATGAACTACTAACGCTTGTCTGTCCTACTAAGCCATTTATAAAACCTTCAAGGCTTGGCATAACGTTTTTAATGATCTTGTCTGCGAATCCAGTGAGTGTCGGAATGAGCGCACCGCCAAGTGACTCTTGTACTTCACCAATTCTTTCGCGCAAGATCGCTAACTTGCCTTCGTAAGTATTAGCAGCAACAGCAGCTTGACCACCAAAAAGACCATTTAAATATTCTTGAACCTTGCCAAAGTCTTTTGACTTCTTAATGTTGTCAGGAAGAACAATGCCTAGACGTTGCAGGGCAGTGAACTGTCCGCCCTGTGCTTTGGCTAAGGCTAAAGAAATACTTTCTAAATCTCGCCCTGAGCCTGCACTTACATCTAACCCAAGTTTCAATAAGTTCTGAGCTTTAGTAACATCGCCGGTAGCTCGGACTAAAGTTTCTAAAGCTGGTCGTAGTTGAGAATCTGAAACACCAGTTGCAAATTGTTGAGCTGTAATAAATTGCTCAGTAGCTGCAATAGCTCCTTCTGTTGCTCCTGTGACATTCTCTAAAGTCTTGGCTAATTTAAGTTGAGCTTTTTGGTCGGCAGCAGCAGCAGTAACTGCATCTGCACCATATTTCAATGAAGCTGCACCTAATGCGGCGAAGGCAATTGTTCCAACTTTTGCTACACCGCTTAAACCTTTAAATGCTCTTTGTGCTTTGTTTACGCCAGCGGCATCGAAGGTTGAAAGGATAGGAAAGATTACAGCCATAATTGCACCTATCTCTTATTGCGGTTGTTGTAGTCACGTTGCAGTTTTCTAATTGTACCGCGCACCACGTCTTGAACGTATGGAACTTGTCTAAGCGCAGCTGGGTAAACGTATCTGGATGCGCGACCTGAAGCATTAAGACCGCGAATCATTGCACGACCTGATCGAGTATTTCCTCTGCGCTTTCTACCTGCCATGTCGGCAATTTGAAATGCAGCTGCGCCTTTTGCATAATCTTTAGGTGAACCTGCTACAACTGCAACCAGATAAGTTCCTCTAGTTTCTGCTCTTTTTGTAAAGTTAGTCTTGACATTAACTTTTACACCTGACGGATTCCAAGCTGTACGACCTTGATGAACCATACCTGATAAAGGTGCTTCTGTTGGAATGTTGTTTCTAACTGCATCGGCTACCGGTTTAGCACCAGTTCTTAGATCTTTACGAGCCGCATTAACTATGTCTTTGTCTATTGCTCTGAGTGTTTTAGCTACTTCCGAAATACCAACAACGCGCATAGATAACATTAGTTCCCCTGACTATTTCGCCAGCGCAGATACATTCCCATTGTATAAAGCATACGTTCGGATTCTTCCATTAAAACTGACGGAGCAATGCCAGTTTCAACAGATAGATAAGCCAAATACCAATGTTGGGATGAGTCACCCAACCCGGTTATTTTGGGTCTTGTTCGCTCGCTTCAATGGTTTCGACTTCATCGCACCATTCTTCAAATGACTTTTTGGTTTTGCCTTGACGTTCTAGCCAATGCCAAGCAAGCCACAATAGATCAGTAATGCGGAAGTCCGTTTCAAGTGAAGCAACTGACTTTGTAAACTTGTCCTCAAATGCAACAAGGTCACGAGCAGTAGCAGATACTTCTTCTACTGTTTCATCATTAAAAGTAACGCGCAGGTTGATTTTCATAGTTAACTAGTTGCCCGTACTACTGTGCCTGATGTCGGCCAAGTTACGCTGAAGGTAGCAATGTCACCAACAGATGAAGCATGTGGACTGTATGAGTTCACTAGGCATACTGCGGTGTAACTTGGGTTAGCGGTTCCAACGGCTGAACTTGTTGGTGTGATAACAACGGTTGCAAGTGTGTTGTAAAGAGGGAATAGAGTTGCATCTACTGCTCCAGCTGCGAAGTCTTGCATGAACTGAAGCGTTACTGAACCAGTCTTTAGACCACCAATGCGTTCGCGGAATGTTCCACCGAATGCAGTTGTTTCTAAGTCATCTGATTCTAAAGCTAGTTCAACTTGATTAAGTGAAGTGGATAGGTTTGTACCGTTGATGGTGACCTTGTAATCCGTTGCTGCGAATTTTGGCATTTCTTTATTGCTCCTAGTCTGCGTAGCAGAGAACTACGAACTCTGCCGATAAATAGTTTACCTCACCAACAAGTAGTTCTCCATAGTTACGCATATCGGTAACTCTGAGATCGAACGCCTTGCCACTAAGTGTCTTGTTTGATTCTATCGCTAGTTTAATACTATTAGACCCTGTGCTTGAACAGTACGAATCCATAGAATTCTGACCAGTACGTTCCGAAATTCTGCCAACAATTACTTGAACTGCGAAAGTATAAGTTTGCATTCCACGTTGGAACGTATCGTCATAATTAACGCTAATTGGAAAGACAATTGCAACGGGTGGATTTATGTTATCAGGCTGAAAGTCTGAAACTCGTAAGCCTGAAATCGTTGCAAGATTAGTTTTAATACCAGCGCGTAGTTCTGAAACAGAAGCCATTAGGCAAAGTTCCTCATCCTGCGATAAGGCGCAACCAACTGCTCCACGTCTGGGTCAAGATAACGACTAACGCGCATTGCGCCCATGTCACCAAAGCCAGCTATACCGAGCGGCGAATCTAAACGCTTAAAGATACGACTCGATTGAATGATGCAAGCCTGTGTAATCGAAATAGGAACAGAAGCCCAACCGAATACGGCTGTTAGTTTAACTAATGCTTGATCAGCTTCTACTGGAAACAGATAGTTCTCAACAGCTCGAATGCGTGTGTATGGAACAGCAAGCCCATCTACATTTCCGTTAAGCGGTTCTAGCTGATAATCACCAACAGCCCAAGTTGTATCGAATACGCCATCGCCACCTGATGAAGTTTGCAAAGTAAGAGCAGTTCCAGAAACGTCATCTATTTGAGTAATAAAAGAATCTTCTGCTGCGTAGTAACGTGTAGCAGTTCCAGATGAATAAAAGTATCTGCCAGCGTGACCGTCAATAGCTCGTGATGCAGACTCAACAGCCATTTCAAGCAATGAGTCATCTACGGTATCTGAAATGCGTAAAGCCGCTTTAACCTGTGTAAGTGTGGCGTAGCCGTTTGTGATTGCCATGTAGCTCCTAAAGTCTGTTTCTATTCTATGGCAGACAAAAAGAAACAGCCCCACCGATTAAGGCAGGGCTGTTGCTTGATTAGTTAGCGGTGATACTTGTCATCACATCCTTTGCAGGGTACAAGAGTGCTTAGCTGCATTACCGCATCCGCGTAGGCTTCTTTAGCTGTGTCACCTGATGCGCTAAATCCATGACCATCTTCATAACCAAACCATTGTTGATTCCAAGCATCCATCATGACTACAACGTATTCATCACCAAATTCAATCTCGACTTCTACGTTTGCTTTCTTAGCTTTGTTTAGAAGCTGTTGCTTTGTTGCCATTGTTATTCACCTGCCTTTGAAGTTACTAAGTATGATGATGCATTAGTGCCAACAATCGTTAAAAACATTCCATGCATATTGCAATGCCAGCAATTTGATTGTGAACCAAATTCTTTTGACCAAACAACTTTGCCCCAAAGAACTTCTTGAACCTGTGAACATTCGCCGCAAATTACAGTTTCCATTTTGCTTTCTCTTTTCTGTCCTAGCAGATTGCTCTGCGTCTATGTAGAAAGTTTAGCAGTTTTTGTTATACATAGCAAACCCTGCGTGTCTAAAGGGTTTTTCGCTCTTTCAAAGCTCTGCGAATACCCTCACGCAATGTA